AGCGCAACTCGCGGCTCCTGCCTAAGCCATGAACGCTGGAGTTCTAACGAACGGGGTCGCCAACGGAGTGAATGTCCAGGCGACCCCGTTTACTGATTTCAACGGAGGCACCCCGACTAATGCCCTCGGGTTTCTGTGCGTCCGGCAGGTAGCGCCCGATGTGTTTATATCAGGCTTCGGCTACAGTGCATCACTTCGGGCATTGTGTGTCAATCGTGTATTGCCCATCGTGGGATACAATGCAGGACTCCCGATGGTAGCAAACGGCAGCATCGCAGTAGCTTTCGCTCCAGGAGTCACGTTTAATTCTGGAGGCATTCCCTTCACGGCGACAGGTCGTGTAGCTCTTGATCTAATACCTTAACCCACCCAAGGAGCAGTCATGGTTCAACTTGCAACATCTGATCACAACATGGAGAACTTCAACCCGAACAATCCATATGCAGGGGACGAAAAGAACCCTGTGCAGTTCTATATGGGTTCGCGGTTGGACGACGCCAAAACCGAAGCGGAAGGACGCCCCATCTACAAGGATGAGGAGTTCATTCGTATTTTCAACAGCAAGGACAACATTATCGAGCGCCCCATACGGCCTACTGATCTTCAGCGTTGGCCGCGCCAGTATCAGGCGTGGAAGCTTACGGGCGAGTCGACTCCCGGAGCAGCGGGCACCCGCTTGGAACACTGGCCGCAGATGACCCGTGCCCAAGTCGACGAACTGAAATACTTCAAGATTTTCACGGTCGAGCAACTGGCCGACATTCCGGACTCGGTGTGCGGACAGATCCCCAGCGTGGTAAAGCTAAAGGGTCTGGCGAAGACCTACGTCGCCGTGGCACAGGGGAGCCTGAACGTCCAGCAATTCCAAAGCGAACTCGAGAAGCGTGACAATGCCATCGAGGAATTGAAAGCCGAAGTGGCTCGCCTGACCAAGATGGTGCAAGGCGTAAAGAAATAAGGAACCTCCATGGCAACCCTTCAGAAACAGCAACCCATTCTATACTGCGTTCAGCAAGCCTGTCTGCAGTTGGGACTCGCGCCTCCCGCAGGCGTCTACGACTCTCAGGATGACAACGCTATTCTGATGGGTGCCGTGGCGAACCTCGCAGGTATTCTTGTCACCGACGATTTTAACTGGCAAGATCTGCAGGAAGTCTTTACCGTAACCGGCGACGGAGTGCTGCAAGCATTCCCGTTGCCTGTAAACTTCAGCAGCTTCGTGGACAACACGGGCTGGTCGAGCGCGATGCGTCGTCCTGTGGTAGTGCTCAATGCTCAGCGTTGGGCAGCTATCCAGTCATGGCTCAGCCAGTCCTTCTTTGTCAACCCCGCTTGCCGGATTTACCGTAACAACTTGGAGTTCATGTCCCCGCCCGCGCTAGGCGACACCATCACGTTTCAGTATCGCGTGTGCGACTGGGTCATAGATGGTGTGGACAATTCTTTGACAAAGCCCTTGCTCACCATCAATGCGGACATTCCCCGCTTCGATTGGTTGATGATGACGTTAGCCATCAAGGTAAAATGGATGGAGCAGAAGGGCTTGAACACTCTGGCCGCTATGAAGGATCTTAGCGACCGGTATTTCCAACTCACATATAAGGATGAGGTCGCACCCATACTGCACCTATCTGGTCCGGGAGCAGTGAATACGCGCTACCTCGACAACCTCAACGTTCCCGATACCAACATAGGTTTCTAATGTTCCGCATTGCTACTCCGCAGAATACACCACGGGCTGTTCCCTTGGTAGGGAAGCTGACGCCGTTCAACGTTCCCTACAAGGGATTGAACTATCGTAGCCCGTTTTCGGTTATGGGACCGGAGTATGCTATTTCTTTGATCAATGCAATACCTGAGTCCTTTGGCCTGCGGTCGCGGAAGGGCTATACGGAATGGGCGACGGGCATCCCTGCTCCGCAAAATCCTGTAAAGACTCTGATGTCCTACTATCCGCCGACATTGGTCCCCATTCCCAATCCGGGACTGGCGCCGTATATCGGTAACGTGGACTTCATCTCTCCGCGCATTAGCGACAATCCGCAGGGTGTTCTATTCGCTGCCAAGAATGGCTTTATATACGATGTTACGTTGGGAGGACTTGGACCATTCGTGCCTCAGGCAGGTGTCCTTGGCGTAACAGATCTTTGGTCGTGGGTGAATTTCAATAACATCGCTGGCTCTTTTCTTCTTGCTGCCAATGAAGGCGGAGGTTACGCTTACTTCAATGGTGTCGCGTGGGCGACTCCTACGCAGGGTGTCGGAGTTGGGCAGATTGACGGAGTTAACCCTTTCCTGTTTGCTCATGTGATGGTGTGGAAGCACCGTGTATGGTTCGTTGAAAAGAATACTACGAAGGCGTGGTATCTACCTGTAAACCAGATCACAGGACTTGCTACGGACTTCGACTTTGGCGAGCAATTCAAACATGGCGGGCAGTTGTCTGTCCTCGTTAATTGGACAATTGATGGTGGCACGGGTTTGGATGACTTCCTTGTGGCGATTGGCTCCCAAGGCGACGTCGTTATTTACAAGGGCACAGATCCTTCCGACCCTGACAAATTTGAACTCGTGGGTGTCTGGTATTGCGGACCGCTTCCGGCCGGACGCCGTCAAGTCATGCCCGCTGCGGGCGAAGTTTTCATCCTATCGCAGTTCGGACTACAAGCCCTGACCAAGATCATGAAAGCTACTACTATCCAGCAGCTAGTCTCGGATAGTGTGTCTTACGACATTGACCCGTTTGTTGCTCGGCTTATGCAGGTGTATGCGAATTACGAAGGCTGGCAAATCCTGGACGCCATTAAGGAAGAGCTCATCCTTATAGGACTCCCGCAGGTAGCAACGACTTCGGGTGGTGAGTTCATGGCCTACAAGACGACCACCCGTGCGTGGACGCGGATAGGTGGGACGGGCTACCACCACATTCTGAATATTGGCAACCTGATATTCGCGGGCACCAACGATGGGCGAGTGGTAAAGGCATTCAATGGTCCGCTGGACAACGTCCTCATCGGAGGCACCTCTGGCACTCCCATACAGTGTCAGGTCATTCCGGCCTATAGCACGATGGGTGCTCCGGGATACCAGAAACATGCGACCATGATACGCCCTACGTTCTTGACCACATTCGCGCCATCGCTGGTCGTGCGGGTGCTTTCGGACTATAACATCCCTGGACCGATTTCGGTGCCTACCATCCCGCCCATCATCGACTACTTGTGGGACGACCCTGCTTCGCTGTGGAACATCGCCACATGGGGCGGGGTGATTAAACCCATTAAGAAGTGGATTGGAGTGAAAGGCTCTGGATTTGCAATAACGTATCAGCTCGACTATAAGTGTGGAGGAGACACCCTTCTCACTAGCATTGACGCTTGGACCCAGACAGGAGGAATATTATGATAGTCGCACCGAAGAACCAGATGGAGTGGGGAAGTATGATGCAATTCCTCACGCACTACACCGGAGTATCCCCCACGATGGACACGCAGCTTCTGGGGTGGGTGGTGAACGACGACCTTAAAGTAGTCGTCGGATTTAACGGGTTTCTGGGCAAGATTTGCCAGATGCACGTAGCGATGCAGCCTGACTTCAAATTCAGCCCACGCGAATTGTTGAAGCAGTCCTTCAAACACGCCTACACTGTTCGTAAGTGCGACATGGTGTTGGGCATCGTTAATTCATTCAACCATGATGCCATGAGGTATGATGCGCATCTGGGGTTTAAGGAACTCTGGCGCTTACCTAAGATGCACGAGGAGGGTGGCGACCTCGTGGTGTTGGGCATGACCCGAGCCGAGTGCAAGTATCTGCACGATGTTGTCCCTGAGGAGAGAGTTGCATGAAACTTAACCCGCACTTCGGAATGCTTCCCGAACTAGCCTTCATCTCGCTAGGCGGACGGATGACTTTGGAGGGCGGTAAGGGCGCTCCTGTTCAACAGATACCGGACTACAAGGGTGCGGCTGAGGCTGATGCGCAGTCGTCCAAGGAAGTCACGGCGCAGAATGTCTGGGCAAACCGCCCCACGGTCAACACTCCGTGGGGAAGCCAGACATGGGAGGCAGGGTTGGGAACAGACCCTGCTACGGGCACTCCGGTAACTACGTGGAATCAGAATGTAGCACTGACTCCCGCGGAGCAGTCGGCGCTTTCTGATCAACAGGCTATAACGGCTGGCAGGAGCGATGCTGCAAAACAGCTTCTAGGTCAGGCTACTTCTGCCACGGCTACGCCGATGGACTGGGACAAGCTGCCTGAGGTTGGCACCTTGGATGAGCGCCAGCAAGGTGCTTTCGCCAAAATGTCTGAGATGCTACAGCCCGGACGTCGCCAACAGCAAGAAAGTCTTGATGTGAAGCTGGCGAATTCGGGACTCCCCATTAACAGCGAAGCCTATCGTAGGGCGAACGCAGGGCTGGCTGAGAATTGGGCGCAGCAAGACAAGGGACTTCTGTCGCAAGCATTGGCCGAAGGGCGCGGCGATGTCACCACAATGACTGGAATACGCCAACAAGCCATCTCTGACGAAGCCCAACGTAGGGGTATGTCCCTCAACGAACTGAATGCTTTGTTGACTGGGCAGCAAGTGAATATGCCCAC